CGATTTCCTTTTGCTGTTTACTTAACCTTTTCCGATTATGTAATTGCCTCAATGACGATTCGACCTCTAGGTTGAGCTTATCAGATAGATTTAAGTTTTCTTGGATTCTAGATAAACTAAAATGAGTCTTCGCTGCTTTAGTTCCGATTGGTGTTTTAGTATCCGTTTCCTTGGGTTTGTTGCTAGCTGCGGGCCTTCCGTTCATTTGAGCGCCTTTAGCGCCGCCAATAATCGGCTCATACAAACCTTCATTCCTCAACTCTTTGAACTTATACTGAGACTCCAAGGACTCTTCCTCCGTTGGGAAGCGTCCAGATTCAATAGCTTGAATACCTTCCTCTGGAGTAAGAACTCCAAGCTCAATTAGCCTACTATAGATTCTAGAGTAAACTGAAGTATCTCTTAAATCTACGTCTTCAAAATGAGCTCTAGGATAGTTCTTAAAACCCATTTCTTTTGAGATACGTCGAATCTCAGGCATTAAGAAATTCTCAAGGAAGACTCTCCTACCCTGTTTGAGCCTTTCCATAAAGACCTGAACTTTTATACTACTGTTTGCAAATTTTTCATCGCTAAGCAAAATGTTGTTTAGCCCCATTTGAATGTCTTGATTTACGACATCATATTTTCTTGGGTCTAAGATATTCCCTATGTCTGGAATAATAAACTTAGCATCAGTTGTATAATCTGAAATCAAAACACGGCCTACAGATTCGTTTTCAAATAACTTCTGCATTGCCAT